CACATGTATTTAGTTAGGTAATACGTTCTACATACTATCAAGCCTCGTGTGATCAAGGGTTTAAGGGCAAGCATCAGATAACTTGTAAACTCACGCTAGAGGAACTTGTGGAAGTATCTGTCTCACCCGTGCCTGTGTTCCCGGTTGTGTCGCCGGTTCCGGATCCGCTCGTATCCGTTCCTCCGGAAGTATCACTGCTTCCCGTACCATTAGACTCCGAAGATCCATTATCAGCGGTGCCTGCACCAGATGCTCCCGAAGCTGTGCTCACCAACAGTGCTGGAATCGTAATGCTCCCTGTTGCCTCCCCGGTCTTTGTCACAGTTTTCGCCGCCACATTGATCATGACCTGCCCGAAGAACTGGACATGGTTCGCTTCCGACGTCGCGAACTGGATGCTGATGATCTTCTTGTCTGTCTCCGCCACATCGATGACGGAAGCATTGGTAAAGGTATGGATCCCGATCTTGCCCTGTTCAATGGAATTCATCAGGCCAGCGATATTTTTATCGTTTTTAGACTTCGACTGGGCCAGCAGCGGATTCTTGCCGACGCACTTCAGTGTCTCCTTGCCGCCGATCTTGATCTCCATAGAGGTAATGGCAGCCAGCTGACTTGCGTCCGCCTGCCCTCCGGAAAAGGTCAGTACATCACCAAGATCCAGTGCCGGATTCCCGATCGTGTCCGACTCAAATGGCACATAGCGGATCTGAGCAATGTCATTCAGGATATTCCTGCAGAGCATCTCCCTGGTCTCCTCCAGACCGAACTGCAGGAGTGGATTCACACCCAGGTTCATGGTCAGGGCATCATCCGTCTCAAGGGCATAGTATTCAGCGATCTCGGTCCGCCGGTTCGTGGAATTGACCGCCGTATATCTTGTAATGAAATCGGAGAAGCTGGAAGAGAACCGGTGCTTCGCCTCGTAGGTCTGAACAGGGCTCATGCCATACGTTCGAAGCTCCAGCTTTCCTTCCCGGTTAATAACAAAAAAGCCTGCAAGGACCTGCCCCACATAGTAGAGACAGTCCCTGTAGGTCTCGATATCATTTTCCGTATAGATGGACAGCGTCTGTGTCCCGTTGGTCATGGCCTCGATCTGCTCTTTTGTCTGCGCCATCTCCACTTTGCAGGCCTTGCAGCACAGAGCAATGAAGTCATACGGCGTCCCGATAGTCTCAAAGCTGTTGAAGTTCCGCTCGAACCGGAGCATGTAGTCATAGCCCTTCAGCTCCAGCGTCCGTACCTTCCGGTTCGCCTCCGAGACCTCGAAGATCCCCATTGGAACTGTCTCATAGGACCCGTCCGCGAGCTCCAGATGATAGAAAAGCTCGACCTTCGCGTCCTTCAGCGTGTACCTGTCAATGGAGGAGAATAATGAGATCCCGAACTCCGCGGCATACACCGTTCCCAGCTCGATCTCCGAGGATCCGCAGCATTGGGAGGAAATATATCCGGATCCCTTCACGATATCCTCCGGCCCAAACTCATACACCGCGCCGCCGGTCGTCGTGATCTTCCCTGTCCAGTAATAATGGCGGGTTTTCCTCTGTACCGCCTGCAGAAACGCCTCACTTACCGCGTACATCGCCTCTCCGCTCCGCTCCGGTCGGACGCAATACCGACGTCCACCGGACGTCGAGCGTCCCTCCTTCCTCATTTCATGGCAAAAGAAAAGAGACCGGACCGCTCCGATCTCTTGACATCATCTTTGTGATTTTCATTATTTAACGCGATAACTGGAAAGTACCAAAAGAGTTCTGTTCACACAAGCAGCTCTCCAATGGAATAAAGCACGACCTTACCTGCCATAAAAATTTTATCGCCTTCCATGTGACAGTAAAGGATCCCGCCACGCTTCGATGCCTGGTATGCGACGAGATCGTCTTTGCCAGTAGTATCCGCCCAATAGGGAATGATGTGGCAATGGCCGGAACCACAGACAGGATCCTCTGCGACATTGAGTTTTGGTGCGAAGCTGCGGGAAATGCAGTCTGTATCATCACCAGGAGCCGTTACCTGGAGCAGGAGACCGTCAAGTTTCTTTACTTTCTCCAAATCAGGTTTGAGTTCACGTACAGCTGCAGCATTATCAAGGACACATAAAAGGTCACGTCCCATAAATGCTTTAACCGGGCGCACACCAAGCGCGTCAGTCATCTCGTCTGTCACCGGAACCGGATTCAGCTTGTAAGCCGGGAATTCCATTTCCAGCAGATCACCCTTCTTCGTGACAATCAGGTCACCAGAAAGCGTAGAAAATACAAGGCGATCCGAGGACTGTTCATAGAAGCGAAAGAGCACATATGCGGTACCCAGTGTAGCATGTCCACAAAGATCAATCTCGCCGCCCGGCGTGAACCAACGCAAATGATACTTATCCCTTGTCTTTACCGTAAATGCAGTCTCAGAGAAGTTATTCTGCTTCGTAATGTTCATCATGAGTTCTTCCGACGGCCATTCATCAAGCACGCAGACAGCCGCCTGGTTTCCATGGAACACTTTATCTGTAAAGGCATCTACTACATACTGCTTCACTGACACTGCGCCACCCTCCTCATAAAAACTCTGAGATATTGGTCTTGCCAATCTTCTTGTTCTCTCATTCTTTGTAATCACACTTCTGGCATTGAACCATAGTGTGCGCATCGTCCTCTTTGTAAAATATCCCGGACCACTTGCAGATACTTTGCAAGATTGGAACTACAGACGCTCCTTTTTCGGTCAGACTGTATTCTACTCTTGGAGGAATCTCATCATAAGATTTTCTCTGTATGAGATCATTCGCAATCAGTTTCTTCAAAGTCGATGCAAGTACCGCGTCCGTTACATTCATCATCTCCTTACGGATTTCACTATAGCGCAGAACCTTTTTCTCATTTAAAACGCAGATCACGCGAGAATCCCATTTGCCTCCAAATAATTCAAGTCCGTATTCCAAGGGGCAGCGGATATCTTCATCCAGCTTCTTTTTGTACATGATCTGCGCCTCCGTAATAATTCTTTCTTATAGTTCCTTCTTATTGTTTTCGCCAGGTGTTGTGACGATCACTTTTTCCGGTGTAATGATTAGAGCACCCTTTGCAGTTGCCGCACCGTGAAACATGCTCTCCACCATGGCCTTAAAGGTTTCAACGACTTTTCCTTCCGTCACATATTCCGCTGTACCCTTGATCTGATAGCCTTCCAGATTTTCAGCACTGTAAACGGAAATGGCGATCCTGCCGTCGTCAGCCTTCAGGTTGTTCAGTGTTGTCTCCAGAAATACATCTCCGACGACCAGTTTTCCGTCATCCGTCACATCTTTGAAAGCTACCGGCACAACATTAGGTTCGCCGCCAGCACACGTTGCAAGATCCCACATTCCAGTTTTCAGCAGTTTCTTTACATTCTCGTTCATCATGATTCTCTTCCTTCTTTCTATGCAGATGCCTCTGTTCTATACAGCCATCGGCTGTGTAACTGCATCATACTCATACTGCTCGCAAGGAGGAAGATATTAAGGAATTTATGAGTCACTAATAAATTTCATGGTGTCATTTTTCCCTTTCATCATATCAGCCTTGACTGATTCACTCAATCAGAATTCTCTTAACGTGAAGGAAACGCTCCACAGCCCTCCATAGCTGGTATCCTGCACCAGCTTTGCTTTAAAGCCGTCGATGTACATCTCCGCTGCCTTCACGGCTGCTGTCTCAGGATCATAATATTTCACCGAGATGGAAGCTTTGTTCTTAAAGACTGTCAGCCGTTTCATCCAGGAAGGACTGACGGAAAAAGAGACAGGGATCTCCGCGACCCCTGTCCGCACAATATCCCGCTGCGTTGTCCCGGCTTCAGTCTCCCCTCCGGAATCCGCCTCCACATCAGAAAGATGAACCTCATAGGAGTCCGGTCTGGGAATCGCCACATTATCAAAGGTCAGATATTGTATAAAAGCCATTCTCTCACCTTCCTCCCGATCTCAGATTCTGCCGGTTCTGTGCAGTGACAACCATCTCATCCAGGAGTGTTCCGCCCACATACACAGGGATCGTAATGTCTCCGCTGCCGGCTGCGCCGATTGCCTGGGCAAGCACCGCTGTCTGTCCGGCAACTGCCTCCTGGATCATGGTCCTTAGGGAATCCACTCCGACTACAGCCTCTGGTCCTGCCTCACCGCCGGCAAGTAACTTTCCACCGGCTGCTCCAAAGATCGTCGGCGAATCCAGGATCATACCGTCTCCCATAGCCTTCCGATACCACTCCACTCCGATTTTCGGAATGGAAGGCGGATCCAGACTGAACTTTCCGGTGATGGAAAAATGCGGTAGCTTGAGTTTCGGCAGCTCCCAGTGGAAGTTCATCATGCCCTTGATCTTCTCAATGGCACCGGAGACGATATTCTTAGCTCCCTCCCAGACAGTTGAGAATGCGTTTTTGATCCCGTTCAGGATATTGGTGACCGTGTTCTTCGCCGCGGTAAGTCCGGTGGAGATTCCGTTCTTGATAGCCGTAATCGTTCCTGTTACCACAGACTTGATGCCGTTCCAAACGGTCGAGGTGACCGTCTTAATGGCATTCCAGGCATTGGTGACCACCGTCTTCACCGCACCGACTGCTGTAGAGAAGATATTCTTGATTCCGTTCCATACCGTCTGGAAAAATGTCTTGATGGCATTGAAGATGGTCTGGCAGGTATTCCTTATCCCTTCCCAGGCGCTCTTCAGGAACTCTCCGATCGCATTCCAGGCCGTAATCGCCGCCTGCTTGATGCTCTCCCAGAGATTAATCCAGAACTGTCGGAATTCCTCGTTCGTATTCCAGAGATAAATGAATGCCGCCACCAAGGCAGCGATTGCGGCAATGACGATCATGATCGGATTGGCCAGCATGACCGCGTTCAGGACGACAAAGGCCCCCTTCACTGTACTGATCACGCCTGCCAGCTTCGGAACGACCGTCATGATGGTTCCGACTGCCGACATGAGCTTTCCCACAATGAGAAGTACCGGACCGATTGCCGCTGCAAAGAGTCCAATCTTCACGATCAGGTCCTGCTGGGCAGGGCTTAAGGCATTGAACTTGTCCACCAGTCCCTGCAGGAAATTAATCACGCTCTGGATCGTAGGCGCCAGCGCCTGACCGAGAGAATAGACAAGCACGTCTATGGAGGACTTCAGTTTCTCAATGGATCCGCCGAAGCCGTTCATCATGGTGTCTGCCATGTCCTGCGTCGTCCCGCCGCAGGCTGCGAGAGATGCATTCAGCTCATTCACATCGCCCGGTGCCGTATTGATCAAGGCCAGCCAGGGAGCCATCTGGTTTTTCCCAAAGATAGCCGATGCAGCTGCAATCTGCTCCGATTCCGACAGATTCGCGAAGGCATCATGCAGTTCCTTCTGCACGGTAACGGAATCCTTCATGGACCCGTCCGAGTTCGTGATGGAGATTCCAAGCTGCTCCATCATCTCCGCCCCGTCCTTAGCAGGAGAGACCAGTCTTGCGATACCGGTCTTCAGGGAATTGGCAGCCTTGTCCGCTTCAATACCGTTGTTGGCCATGACACCCATGTAGAGGGCTGCGTCATTGACTTTATAGCCAGCTGACGCGAAGATCGGTGCCGCCACAGACATGGCGGACGACAGGCTGTTCACATCCAGAGCAGAGTTGTTGCAGGCAGAGGCAAAGACATCCGCATAGGTTCCGGCCTCTTCAAAAGATCCGTGAAAGCCGTTGATCGTCGCTACAAGTCCTGCAGAAACCGTATCCAGATCACCGCCTTCGCCGGCGGCCAGGTTCATGGCAGGGGCCAGGGCCGCTGCCGATTGTTCTGCATCAAGGCCCGCTCTCGCGAAGTTCAGGGTAGCATTTGCGGCATCACTCATACCGTAGGTGGAATTGGCAGCCGCATCCTTCATAGCCGCATTCAGCGTGTTCGCCTGCTCCGCCGTATTTCCCATGGTCTTGTTGGCAAGAGCCATCGTCTTGTCGACGTCGGCAAAGGACTTCACGCCCGCGGCACCGGCCGCTGCCAGAGGAACCGTCACATAGGTCGTCAGGTCCTTTCCGATCCCGGATACCATGCCACCGATGTCCTTCAGCTTTCCGCCGGCCGCAGCGATCTTCTGCAGCGCCGTCGCGGACTGTTCCGCCTGGGCTTCCAGGTCCTTCAGCTTCTGAGTAGTCTCCGCGATCTCCCTCTGCAGGCCGTCATATTGCTCCTGAGAAATAGTCCCGTTCTTCAGGGCTTCATCCGCCTGCTTCTGAGCCTCCTTCAGAGACTGCAGTTTCTTTTTCGTCTCCTCGACCGCCTGCTGCAGGAGCTTATGCTTCTGTGCGATCAGGTCCGTATTTCCCGGATCCAGCTTCAGGAGCTTGTTCACGTCCTTGAGCTGTGCCTGGGTATTTCTGATTTCCTTGTTGACTCCCGAAAGAGCCTTCGAGAGACCGGTGGTATCACCATTGATCTCGACAGTAATACCCTTTATTCTGTCCGCCATGCCGGCCTCCTTCCTTCAAAAAATATTTCCGCAACGCCTAGACGCCATCAGAAAGCATCCATCTGAGCCTCGGTCGCAATCTCGCAGTATCCATCGTAATCGTCGTTGCTCATTTCCGCATACATGTCATTGACCGTTCCGATGGTCAGAAGATCCAGGTCCCGCAGGCTGATTCCCAGCTGAACACACCGCAGCAGAAAAAGCGGCGTCGTCATTTCCCGGTCTGTGGCGGGAAGTTTTTTTTAGCTTCGACCTGCTGCTCCACGTTCATGCCCCAGAGCTCGATGATCTGCGGAAGGATCTCGTAGATAGAGAACGTGTTGAACTGATCCAGCCATTCGTCCGGATTGTCCGGCACATGCTGCGGATCCGCGTGCCAGGCGGAAAGCCAGGCAAGGCTTTCGAATACATCCAGAGAGAAGTTATCCAGAGAGGAATTCTCCGCGTCGTTCTCCTCGATGGCCTTCTGGAGCTTGGCCAGATCCCGGTAGATGTCCCTTCCGAACTTGTTCCTGTATAATCTCGGGATCGCCGCTGAAGCCTTGAACTTCACCGGAATCCCGTCAATCTCAATCTCTTTTGTAACCGCCATACTGTCTCCTTCAGGCAGTCTCATCTGCCATTTCCGATAAACCGGCTGCAGCAGCTGATACTTTCAGCCACCACAGCCCTTATTCTTATGCGCCTGTCTCTGTCTCCGTAGATGCCGGCGTCGTAGAAGGCATGTAGACCTCCTTGTACCAGTCGTTGTAGACGGTATCCGAGGTATTGGACCCGGTCTTGGACTTCACGATGCCATTGGGCAGCGGTGTCGCCGTGATCGAGATCTTCTCGGTCTTCACATTCGTCTTGTCTTCCTTGGTATCGCCTTCCATAGCCGGTCTTGTCGCACTACAATAGTACATGCAGTGGCGGATCTGCTTCTTGTCGCCCGTGAACTCGAAGAGCAGGGCAAAATGCGCCGGCTCCGCGTCCTTGTTCTCCACGATGACACCGTTTGCGTCCTCCGTCTCCTTCAGGACATCCTTCAGGAAGCTCTCCGGGATCATGGCAACCTCCAGGTCACCGGAATAACCGGTATTGGTCGCCACCAGGAAATAAACCGAATCATCCGCATAGAACGGATCATTGTCGCCCTCCGCACTCAGCGAGAGGGATACTGCACCGGGAATCGGCACCGGCGTACTGAATGTTACATTCTGGGAATCGTCCATCGTTGCAAGCGCGTAATGGCAGTTCCTCAGACCGAACTTCACCTTGTTCTTTACTGCAGCCATCTCAATCCTCCTTTATGATCTGCGTCTGATAAAGCACCTCGTACATCCGCTCGTCCGGGATCCAGACCTCTGTCTTCACATACGGACACTGGTGCTCCGTCAATATCGTTTCCAGCTTCTTCTCCAACTCCGGATCCTTCCTGTCCGTATACAGCTCCACGTTCAGGTCCTCGACCTTCTGGTAGACCGTATCGTCAGCAAAGACGCTCTCCGATTCCGGAAAAAGAAACACCAAAAAAGGCGGATCCGGAGATTCGCCCTCAGCAAAATGATCGTAGGCAAGCGGCAGGTCAGCTTCCTGCAGCATCGCCATTACATCGTCGTATGTCACATCATCCGCCTCCCTCCAGCTTCCGCTTGATCTTCTCTACAAGCTCTGTTTCTCCCCTCTGCTCCGCAGGCTTAATATGCGGAATGGCGGCAACTCTCCCGCCGCCCCTCTTGGCATGCCCGTTTTCCAGAAGATGCGCAATCTGATACCGGTTTCTGGAATGGACCACAATCTCGATGGATTCCGCAGTCTCGGCCGTCTTTTTCACTGCCCAGGACTTCTTATACTTTCCGGTCCTGACCGGCGCGTTGGCAGAGATATCCTTCTTCACATCGTTTCCGGTCTCCTTGACCGCTTCCTTCAGATCCTCCGCAGCCATGTCCCGGTACTTTTCCAGCTCGCCCATAATAGCGTCTGTCATTCCGTCGATCGTTACCCTGTCACTCATAGGGCTCCCCTCCATCAACCAGATCAGGCAATACACTCATCAGGATTTCTCCCTGTAGAGCTTCCCGGTGAACTTCAGCGACTTGTGCTTATAGCCCATCGGATTCACAAAAATAATGTTGTAGGTCTTCCCTTCACAGAGAATCCTGTACTTTGTCGATTCAACAGCCGCCAGCTCCGTACACCATCTTGTCGTGAAATTCAGCGTCTCCTCCGGATTGATGACCACACCCTTGTCCTCGGACCCGTAGCTGTCCGTTCCGATCGTGGCCCATGTGGAAAAGTAATCCTTCCAGCCGCTCGTATGGTTGCCGTATCTGTCTGTCGCGATGGCGTTCACCTGAAACAGAATCCTCTTGTGGAGCTTTGCGATGTTCATGTGATCACTGGCCTCCCTTCCCGGATTGAGAAGAGAAGATTCCGCAGTGTCATCACCAACTCGTGGTGATCCGCCTCCTCCCGGTGTTCATACAGATATCCCAGGGTGAACAGCACCGCCGTCTTCATCAGCTCCGCATGCTCTTGGACTTCCTCATCCGGAAGCCTTGCCACATCCATTGCCAGCTTCTCCGAGGATTCAAGCAGGCTCTGGATCAGGGAATCTTCGTCCGCGGTATCGACCCTGAGATATGCTTTTGCCTCTTCAAGTGTTACCAGAGCCATACTCACCTCCAAAGCAAAGGGCCCCGGAATTCACCGGAGCCTTACTTCTCATCTTGATCAGGATCCTGCCTTCATGTCGAGGATCTTGATGCCCTCGGACAGGATCAGCTTTCCGTCAACACGTTCCGTGCAGGTGAAACCGACCTGGCCGTTGGTCGCGTACAGCTCGTTCAGGCGCTTCATCGTGCGCCCCGCGCGGTCCGCGATCCAGTAGCAGGAGAAGTCACCGAAGGCAACAGCCCTTGCACCTGCTGCCATGACCGGCACCTTCGGAGAGGTGTACAGCTCATAGCCGAGCAGTCTGTCAGGCTGACCTGCCGTCAGAGAAGGCTGCCACATGTAGACACCGTTGCTGTCCTTCAGCTTTCGGATCGCCGCAACTGTCGCATCGTTCATAAGGAACTTCGCCTTGTTACGGTAAGGAGCCTTCAGAGAGTAGACCAGGCTGATCAGCTCATCCGCTGTGATAGCCGTTGCACTTGCAGCAGCGACACCCTGCGGAGCTCCGCCTGCATTTGCCTTGGAGAACAAGCCGGTCGGACGATCGATCACCGTCTGTCCGCTCTGGATGGCGCCGTTAATGAAGGCATCCTCCTCAGCTTCACCGAAGGCTCTTCCGAACTCCTCGGAAATGTAACCCTCGATGTCGAAGAAGCTGTCGGACAGGAGCTCATCGGAGACCTTGATCAGGTCCGTGAGCTTGTAGGCGTCGATGCTCTTCTGGGCAAAGGTCGGGTTGCTCTCCTTGTAGGCACCGTTTTCTGCAGTCCATACCGCAACGGTATGACCATCAGCGACCGGGATCTTGCGCTCGTTCTGAGTGGTGATCACCTTGCAGCCGATGGTACGCATGACATTGTTCTCATCCAGAGCCTTTACCAGAGTCCTCTCAAACTCCGTCGGGACCAGGTAACCGCCATTTCCATCAGTGCCGACCTCCAGGACATCGCGCAGCACCGGATTTCCGGGATGACGGATATTGTCCCAGAAGGCCTTGCGGTACTCATCCGTCGCTCTTCCGGTCTTCTCCTCGCCCTTCGTCTGGACAGGTCTGTCCGTGATCGGCTTGCTGGTCGGCTGGTTCAGCATCTGGTCAATGGCCTCCTGCCTCTGCAGACGCTCGATATCCTTCGTGAGGTCCGTGACCTCCTTCTCCATGCGGTCATAAACCGCAGCATCCTCCGCGGAAACATTGCCGCCGTCCTGAGAATGGCTGTCCAGGAACTCCTTTGCAGCGTTCCATGCCTTCGCTCTCTTCTCCATCAGATCCATAATCTTGCTCATTGCTTTCATCCTCCTTAATGTGAGAGAAGAGACAGTCTCTTCTCAAGCTGTGCGACCGGAATTCCGGTCTCCCTCGTTTCAACACCATGTTTCACTGCTGCAGGCTCTTCTTCCGAACCAGACTTGTGTCTGTCCTTCGGAATCAGCCTGGATAGCAGGGAATCCGTAACGGCCTTGCGGCTGAAGAGCATTTCGACGCCCGGCTCCTTGCTGTCTGCTGATTCTTCCTGATCCCTGTCAAACAGAATCTCATCAGCAAAGCCCAGCTTCACAGCCTCCCTGGCGTTCATCCAGGTCTCCGCGTCCATGAGCTGTGAGATCTTGTGCCGGGACATGCCGGTCTTGATCTCGTAGGCATTCATGATGCTTTCCTTG